TTTTGCTGGCTTTTTATTTAATACTTTTAAGGGAGATCAAAACGATTTACTTTATAAAGCTTATTTAGAAGATTATCAAGCAGGATTTACTAGTTTAGATCATCCAGATCCATTAATAAATGATATTAAACAAATAAATCCCAAAACATCTTATATGAGAGTTTTGCCTGAAGATTCCGATCAAAGAATTATTCATGATAGTTTAGTCAATGATATTGATTTTGACGAACTTCAAAAAAAGTATCCCAATAAGACACCACAAGAAATTGAAGATATGATTAGAAAGCATAAATTTGATTTAAAAAGGGGACATCCTGTTGATTGGGATGATATGATTAAAATATTAACAGCACCTCCAAAAATAGCATTGAAATTAAAAAAATTAAAAGATGATGATAAAAGGGTTTTTTTCAGTCCAAGAATGAGAAGATATTTTGCTCAATTAATGTTATCATATTATCAAAACCCAAATAATTCAAATATAATGAATATAAAAAATTTGGTTTATTTAAAAATGAATGCAATTAGAGGAAAATTACCAACTTATGCCAAAACTATTGTAGCAGCATCATCATCGAATGCAGAAGCATATCCGGTTTATAGTGCAATCTTTGGCGATACCATACAAAAAATTTGTAAAAATGCCATTAATAGTGATGCTTATCAGATAATGGGAGAAGAAAGAGTTGAATCAATAAAAGCGCAAAACAACAATTGGTATAAATCAGCAAAAATGAATACTAATAAATATTCTCATGTTATAATAACAAGTGATATAGATATCGAAATAGCGATACAAAATGCTAGAAAATTAAAACACATGAAAGCATTTAATAAAATGATTCCATCTTTTATTTGTGTTGTTCCTTTTGAACAATTTGGAAGTTTATATGAGGTATTTAATTGGAATTTGAAGAATAAAGGTTTTATAGCAAGAGCGCTAACAAACAAAGAAGCTGAAATATTTGATTATCTTGAATTATTATAATGGAGACCATAATGGAAAACAAAAAGAAACATTTACAATGCACCAGATGTAACAATATGGATGAATTTGAAACTTCTAATGCAGGAGATATCAGAAGCACTATTTATACATGCCGAAAATGTCATTATCAAGGGAAGCCAATGGAAATAGATGGTGATCAGCCAATTAACATTGATGTTGCCGCTTGGCACTTCAATCCTTTTGTTAGAAGGTCTCAAAGCGTGGCTAATAATTCTGATTTAGCATCAGATAAATCATCTGACAGTTCTTCAAAATCGGACAAAACAAGGTCAAATGCGAAAAGATATAGAACTAATCCTATTGAGGAACTTGATCCTCGTGATCCAGAAAACGTTAGGAGTGTTGAATCAATGAGTAATCCATTTATTAAAAATATAAAAAAAGCTTCTAAAAATATATTTCTTAAGTATTCTCAAGCAACCAAAGGAATAAATTTTGAAAGTGTTGCTGAACATATTGAAAAATATTTTTTATATAAATTTAGTAAAGCAATAGACATCGATAAATTAAAAACCATAATTCATCAAGCATATAGAGATGGTGGTGTTCATACTGATATGGAACTAGCAGATGAAGTAATGAGACGAATCGAAGGAAAAATTTCATTACCTGAAAGCGATGGAGAATTAGAGTTTACTGATACCAAACAGGCAAAAACCAATCCATTTGTTAAAGAATCAAGGCAATTTAAAAAAACCAAAGAACAAGAAGATCGTGATCAATATGTTGACTTTGTTGATCCGACAAATATCACAGATCCTTTAGACCCTAAAAGATATACAAATTATACACATTCAAGGGGATTTGATCCAGCAGACAGACAGGAATATAGAAATTCTCCTGATCCAAAATTATTAATTCCAGGTTATAAAGAATGGCACGAAAATAATGTTGATGAATATTATGATGGCTGGGTTGAAGATCATATTGAAAATTCAGGTGGGAAAATAGTTGGTTCCAATACTGAAAAAACAATGAATTTAAATGAAGGCGAAAGAAATCATCCACCAGTTTATCCAACAGAAGCCCCTATGGAAAGAATGTTAGAATCAAGACATGAATTTGATTCTGATTATATAAGAATGGTTGCCAGTAATGGTAGTAATTATAAAATGGCTTCTACTCAATTATTAAATATTGTTTCAAGATTTATTGAAAAAAATGCCGGAATGTTTGATTTTTTAAATAAAAATAAAAGTGGGAAAATAGATCCAAATCAATTAAATGAAATGGTTCAAAATATTGTTCAATTATTAAAAGAAGGCGACACTCAAGCAGAATCAATTGTTCAGCTTGCTTTATCATTATATTTAAAAGAACATCCTGAAGATGGAGATATATCAAGATTAGAAAAGCCAGCGGATGGAATCGACATGCGTTCACGTGATAATGATAAAACCGCTTCTAAAAAAGATTTAGATGAGGCTTCTGAAGATAAATTAAAAACAACCGAACAAAGATTAGATGATACAGAATACAATGAAGTAGAAAGAATTCATCAATCTTTAGATGAAGACAATACAAAACCAAGAAAAAATGTTCATCAAAGCAGTGATTCGGAAATAAAAGAAAGCTGCAATTGTTTTATAAACAAAAAAGATAATGGTAAAAAAAAAATCTTAGCGGGAAAAAAGTTCTGGTTCCTTTCTGCCCCAATAAAGAGCATAAAGGAAAACAAGTAAGATTAATCCATGGTAATGAATCAGATAGATTTTATTATTGTCCTGATTGTAAGAATGTTTACTATACCAATGGACAATCAGCAATGACACAAGAACCAATTTGGACTTATGAAAAATAAATAATATATTATTAAAAATATCGTATTTTTATAAATGATGGTAACAATTTAGGAGTTATTTTATGACTTATGTGTTTAAAATGGCTGGTAATAGCTTTACAAAAGATGGCAGATCAGCAGAAGATATAATAAATGAATCAATTTTAGTTAAAAAAAATAGTAATAATAATTCACCAAAATTAAAATTTGCTAATTATGCCTCTTCGTCTGTGTTTGGATCGGCAAATTCAATTGCTTATACTTCTGCTGGATTTTATAACCCTATACACACACCTGTTAATTGGCAAATTCCCACTAAACGAAGAGAAGTTTACATGTGGCTAATTGATTCTAAAGGACTTATGTTGCAAGAGGATTTGACTTATGTTCCAATTTCCGAATTTAAATTTACGCCAACAGCAATTACTCAGGACACTTTAACAAATGGAATTGTTTATGAAAACATCATTTCAAGCAATATACATGGTGGGGTTGGAGAATTACGTAAACCTATTAATTATTTCGAAAGAGAGTGTAGCGATAAAAGATTTATTAAATTAAAAACATTTGGTTATTACAATGATCTTTCTGTTTCTGAAGAACATAATGTTTATGTTATTAAAGGTAAAAAACTTAAAGATACTGTTAAAAAATATGAACAAAAACTTTATAGAGAAGGATCGCGTGGAAACACTGGTAAAAAAGAATTCATCAATAATAGTAAGTGGAAAATTGAAAGAATCAAAGCAGAAGAGGTTGAATTAAAAGACTTTCTTCTCACACCTGTTCCTAAATTTTTAGAATCAAAATATGTTGATTTTGATAACGATTTTATGTGGGCTGTTGGATTAGAAATTGCCGATGGAACTTTATGCGAACATGGTAATTTTGGTTATATCCATTATAATTGTGGAACTGATAGACCAAATATAATTACAAATATAGAAAATATTCTTAATCAAAGATATTCCTCATGTAAAAATAAAGAACATTCAAATAGTGTAAATTGCAGAAGAATTTATTCTGAAGATAAAAGATCTTATGATGAATTCTCAATTTTCATAAAAGGAAAACTAGATAATAAAAAATTCACAAAAGAAATATTACACCTCACAAAAGAACAAATGCTTCATATTCTTGGTGGTTATTTTGATGGAGACGGTTCTTTTAATGGTCAGTCCAAACTAATTGCAAATAATGTATCTAAAGATATGGCTGATCAACTTTATTTCATGCTTTTAATGTGTGGTATTAATTGTAGTTTAAATAAATATCCTCATTATAATGATTATGTAGATACTGATCAAGAGAAAACATATAAACATAGTTCAGAATGGATTTATAGAATATTTGTTCCTGCAAGCGAAGTATATAAATTAAAACCTTACATGAGATCTAGCAAAATTGATGAAAATTTCAATTATGAATCTAATGGCGATAGAGTTTTGAAATTTTTTACTAAAGATGAAGATGGAAATAAATATTTCGCACAGCAAATTTGTGAAATAACAGAATATTTATATAATGGAATAGGTTATGATATCCAAATAGACCCTGAGAGAAGTTATGTTTGCTCTGGTTTTAAAGTAAGTAATTGTAGATTTTTTGCACAGAATGATCCTACAATTGCTTCATCATTAAGATTTTATGCACAATTCCCATTTCATGGATTTGAAAATGTGATTAATCATGCACATCGTAAAGAACATTTTGATAAACTAAAGAAAAGATTAAGATTAGAATATCATCTTCCATTAATTGCATATGAATATTTTGCATTAGGTGATGCCTTTGTTATGATATCCATCCAATGTCCAAAATGTCATGGTTTTGGAATAATGTCAGATGGTAATGTTTGTAATCATGAAGGTGGACAAATTGGTAATATTTCTATCATGAATCCAGATTGGATTGATGTTCAAGTAAATAAATTAAACCCTTCAGAACCAATTATATCATTTATTCCTGATGATGAAATGAAACAAATTGTTTGGTCTAAAAAACCGGTCGAATTATATAATAAAATACCGGATCATATGAAAAAATTAATTCTTTCGCAAAAACCAATTCCATTAAGCAACCGTACAATTACACATATGAAGCATGATGAAATTCCTTATAATGCTTATGGTCGTTCAATTATTGCTCCATTATTTCCAACATTAGCATATCAGGATAAGTTACGTCAAGCACAATGGATTGTTGCCGATAGGCATATTTTACCAATAAAAATCTGTAAAATTGGTAGTGATTTAAAACCGGCTGGGCCAGAAGACATTGCTGATACTCAAAGGCAATTAGCAATGACCGCTAACGATCCAAATTTAACATTGGTTACTCATAATAATTTTGATTTTCAATGGGTAGGGTCATGCTATACCGAAAATGTTGAGGTTTTAACTCATAGAGGTTTTTTAAAATATTACGATGTAACTGAAGATGATTTAATCGCAACATATAATCAAGAAACAAAAAATATGGAATATCATAAATATATTAATAAATTTGAATATGATTATGATTATAAAACATATGGTTCAATCCATAAATATAAATCGAAATTTGTAGATATTGAAGTTACGAATAATCATAAAATGTTTTCAGACACAGGGGAGTGGAGTCCGTTTGAAAACAAATATATTTATGGAAATAATTATAATTTAATTGAATCTAAAAATATTAATAAAACTAATAAATTTAAGTTTTTAAATACTATTAATTTTGAAGGAGATATTCCTGATTCATTTGATTTTGAGTCAATATCAATTTTAAAAGATAAAAATTTAAAATTATGGCTATCTTTTATTGGTTGGTATTTAAGTGAAGGAGAAACACAAAGAAGCAATGGAAAAGAATTAAAATCAATAACTGGAATTTCTATATCTCAAAATTTAAATAGTAAATATTATAAACATTTAGAAGACGTTATGAATAACCTTTTTAATAATTATAGAATAAAAATTGATGATAGAAGAGATAAAAAAAGGAAAAATACCAATATTAATTTTATTATTGATAATTCTGAATTTGGAAGATTTGTTGCATCAAATTTTGGTTTTGTTTGTGCAGATAAAAAAATACCTATTTGGATGAAAAATCTTCCAAAAAAATATCTTGAAACATTGTTGAGAAGTTTAATGATGGGTGATCGGGATATAAAATACACAAAGAATAAAGTTGCAAATAATAGATATTCAACAACTTCCAAACAATTAGCTGATGATATTCAAGAAATTTTATTTAAATTAGGTTATTTCCCTACAATATCTAAAGAATTAAGAAAAAATGATAAACATAATGATATTTATAGAATTCTTTGGTCAGATAATTCTAAAGAAAAAAATGGAAATGATTTACAAATAAATAGAAATAGAAAAAAAATTGATTACAAGGGAAAAGTATGGTGTTTTGAAGTTCCTAATCATATATTTATTGTTAGATTAAATGGTAAATTAGGAATTCATGGTAATTCGGGCAAAGTACTTCAGTTAACCAAAGAATATGAATTAATTGACAAAGCTTTGATTAAAGGTTTAGGAGTTAATGAGGCGTTGCTTTCGGGCGAAGGACCGTCCTACTCACAAGCTGCAATTGGTATTGAAGCAACTATTAAAAGATTATCTACAGTTCAAAATATGCTGGCTGAATGGATTACTGAAAAAGTATATCGATTAGAAGCGCAAATGAGAGGTTTTTATAAAAAAGACCTAAAGGGAAATCAAATATTAGATTATCCAGAAATCACATGGTCTGATTTGAACTTGAGAGACGAATCACAAAAAAACCAATTATATATGCAATTGTGGGAAAAAAGACTTGTTTCCAGTCAATTTATACTTGAAAAGCTTGGTATTAATTATGATGTTGAAACTGAAAGAGTTCGTCTTGAAACTGGTTATCAGCAACAAAATGGTATCGCTCCATCAGATGGTTCAGACAAACCATTTGGTGGCGGTGGTGGTTTAGGCGGTGGTTTAGGCGGTGGTTTCGGTGGCGGTAAAGGTGGTGGCATGGGCAAAACACCTGGTGGTGGTGGCGCTCCCGGTTTACCTGGGGATGGACTTGCTCCTTCAATGAGCGGCGGAATGCCTAGTCCTGCTGGTGGATCAGCAGCACCGTCTGGCGGACCATCTATGGCGTCATATGAATCGCAATTAAAAAACTATAATCAAGCAAAAAATATTGCCCCAAATGTTCATAGACCAAATAAATACAAATTAAACGAACCAAAATCTCCAAAGATAGAAACACCAAAACAGGTTTCTCCAGAAGATGGTTTATATTATGGACCTAGAGATGGGGCTATTAGGTTAACTGAATTAGAAATGAAATTATATTTAAAAATAGAGGAAGCACAAAAAACAAATAATCTCCCTATGGATTTTGTATGGCAACAAAAACCAGAGCCAGAACATATGCCAAGAGTTGTTGTTGATGGTTTCTTTCCAACAATTAAATTAATTGTTGAGGCAGATGGTAAACAGTGGCATTCCTCTGATGAAGATATGGCTAAAGATAAAAATAGAGATGATAGGTTAAGAAGTTTAGGTTGGACTGTTTTAAGATTTACTGAAGACGAAATAAAATACTCATTGGAGGATGTTGTTGCAACAATTATTGAAACAGCAAAAGACTTAGAAAAAGCGAACAAAGTTCCAAAAATGAAAACAATAGCCAGTACGGATAATATAAAAACTGCTGAAATTATGATTGATGAAATTGTTTTAGAAGATTTTGATAATAATGATGAAGATTATGAAAATCTAATTAATCAAAAAGAGGAATTATTTAATTTATTAGATAAGTAATAAATGGAGAGGTATTTTTAACATGCCATATAATGTAACAAGTCCCATGGGTGATTTTAATCCCGTAACAGCCCCTAGTCAATTCAAAAAAAATCGTCAATTGATTGTCAATAATACTTCACCAGAAATTAAATTAAGAACTGTTGGCGATGAATCAGTTTATAGCAGACCAATATGTATTGGGAAAGTTGAAGCTTTTAGTATTTTTACTTCTGAAGGAAATATTGATGTAGAAGTTTCTCCCAATGGAATTATTTGGGCGAAATTAGGTTCAATTACAGGTGCTGGTCTTTTTAAAGACCAAAGCTTTTATAATTTCGTAAGAACAAAAGTTACTTTAGGTAATCCTGAAATATGGATATATAGAAAATATGCAACATATTAAAGGAAATTAGAATTTTATTTTAGTAAAACTTAATTATCGTTATATAGATATAGGAGATAAAAAATGGCTAAATTTAAAAAAATATCTGAACTTGATCAATCAAGCAGATCAAAAGTTAAGGAATATTTTTCTGAACTTTATGGAAATGAATATGCAAATGCTATGGTTCAAGATTATAAGCCTGAAGGTGAAAAGAAAAAAGTAGTCGCCAAAAAAGATAGAAAATAACCAATAAAGGGGTTTTATAAATGTTAATCAAAAAAGCTATAATTTTAAAAAAAGCCTCAATTATTGATAGGGATATTTTATTATTTGGTCCCAGACAAGCATCATATATCAAGCATGACATAAGTAACAACTTAATTCATGCTAATAATTCTATTAACTTGGTTGCTGAACTTGAAGATAAAGATCCTAATGATTGGGTTATTTTTCGTGCAAGAGCAATTGATGCCGGTGGATCGGATAAGACTGGCGAATTATATTATGGCGCAAATGACAATGGCGATTATTTTTCAGAAGAACAACTTTTAGCAGAAGATGATAATGGTAAAAAGGCATTTGAAACTTTTATTGGTTGCTCGATATTCACAAATCATAAAAATGATGATATCGAACAATCAAGAGGAAGAATCGTAAATGCCTTTTATGATTTAGATAACCATTGTGCTTATGTTGATGCAATGGTTGATGCTAAAGCATATCCTCAATTGGCAAGAGGAATTAAACAGGGATATATTTCTGATGTGTCCATGGGTTGTAGTGTTAAATTTTCGGAATGTTCTGTTTGCAAAAATAAAGCTATTGGTGAAGATGATTATTGCCAACATATTAAAAATTTTAAAGGCAAAACTGTTCAAGGCCAAAAAGTTTATGAGAAAAATTTTGGTATTAAATTTATTGAACTTTCGGCTGTAACAGATGGTGCTTGTGAAAATTGCACAATTCAAAATGTTAAAACTGGTCCAGAATTACTATCAGAATTGAGAGAAAAGGTTAAAACCGTTGTTGCTAGTCGTCATCAAGAATTAGTTACAATGAGAAAAAATGCAACTTTAAACAAACAAGCCAGAGGCGAAGATATTGATAAACTCAATAAGGCTTTGGATATGTTAAAAGAAGTTGCTAATCAAATTCTTGCTTCAAAAGACGTTGATTTTGAATTTTTAGAAGATATAGGTGGATTGTTATCAGAATTACAAAATTTAATTATTTCGCTAGTTGAAGCTGGCTTTGCTAATGACGGCAATGGAACTGGTGAGAATGGTCTAAATGCTCCTGATGAAGGAGAAGGGGTCAAAGGCGAAATGAATCAAATACCAACTGGTGGACAAACTACGGATGAATTATTAAAACAAAATCCACAACAAACACCACAACAAACACCACAACAAATGCCTGTTGCATCAAATAATTCAAACAATATTAATAAATTTGGTATAAATATAAAGGAATTAAACACTATTGCTTCAGAAATAAGCAATTTAGTAGATGAAATTAATAAAATTAAAAATAATGAGGGAGTGATAGATATGCCTATTAGTGGAAGAGATAAAGCTAGAAAATCAGCATCTTCAATAATTAGTGAAAAATTTGCACAAATGCTTGATGAGCAAATTGTAAATAATGAACCAATAACGGTAACTGATGGAGCATATTCTGTTGTTATTGATCCTAAAAAAGGTATTGAAGGGTATATAAATAATAAGAAAGTAGCGTCTTTAACATCTGACGAACTTGGTGATGAATTGGTCTCAATGGCAAAAATTGATCCACAGGTTGTTGCAGGAAGAATTATACAGACGCTTTCTGATAATTATCATGAAAATGGAGAGATAAAGATGGCCAATAATGAAAAAAATGTTAAAGAGGCACTTCTTACAAATGCCCCTCCAGTAGATAAGGTCATGGAACGTCAATTGGAAGAAATGTCTGGTAATTTTAATCGCAAAAACGATGAAAGTTTAGCCTCTGGACAAGTTGGTGTAACCACAGAAAGACAATTGGATAATGTTCCTAAGACACCTGAAACTGGAAAGGGTGATTTTTCAAGAAATCAGCGTTCTGATGATGTCAAAGAAGACCGTGAAGTTTTAGAAAGTCAATTAGATGATTCACGTCCTACTAAATTTGGTGTTGAACGTGGTGTTGCTGAAAACGATAGACCTGTTCATGAACAACAATTATCAACATTCGACTACCAATTTAAACGTTGGAATAATGATGTTGCTGATGGTTCATTAGGCACAACCGAAGTTCAATTTGCCGGTAAGGACAGACTTGGTGAAGCTGTTGATGAAGTTTTAGAAGGACAAATCGATGGACATAGACAAGGTTCTTCCAAGAATGTTGCTGATCGTGTTATCGAAGCTTTTGTTAATGGGTTGGCTAATGCAGTTGTTGCTTATAGGATTTCTCCAAAAACCTTGGCAACGGTTAAACCTAATGCTAATAAAATTAAATCAGCTAAATTAAATAGTATTGTTAAAAAAGCACAATTAACTTCAGACGATGTTTCTTCAATTGCTGAAAATGCAATTATTAGCGAAATTGGTGTTAATAGTGAGTTAGCTAATGATTATATCGAAGAAACAATTGATGTGCTTTATGATGATATGGACATTTTAACAGATGAAATTGGTCGTGTTGCCGATCAAAAAATTGATGAATTGAAAAATATTGCTGATAATAAAGTTGATATTGAAACTGTTGAACAAGGAAAAACGGCTAATGTTAAATCCGCTTGGAGCAAACGTTTTGCTAAATCTATTCCCGTAAACATTTCTGCATCTGAAATTGCTGATAAATTTAAAATTACTGACGTAGCTAAAGCCCTTAAACAAGGTTTCTTGCGTGATTATTTAATGTCGCAGGTAAAAGGCGCTAAAGGCATAGACGGCGTAAGATATGAAGACGGCATGTTTGTTACAAATGTTATTGTTAGCGATCAAGATTATACTAATTGGTTGTCAACTCAAAATCAAAATGCAGATCAAACACAAAATCCAAATAACGTTCAAACCATGGAAACAGGTATGGACAATACTGTTGGAGTTGGAAATGAAGTTGAAAACGAGGTTGGAGAAATGCAACTTGCTGCTGAAGTTATCGAAAAATTACAAAAAATTGCCAATAAATCTAATATGAAAAAACAAGCCCAAAGTCCTGCTGGAACTACAATGCCTCCTGCTGGCGGTGGTGCTCCTGCTGGTGGTTCACCAATGGGCGGTCCTGGTCTTGAAGACATCGGTGGTGGTGGCAATATGAATGCCGATCCTACCATGGCAGAAGATCCAACCGAAGATGATGACATGTCATCTGGATCAGGCGAAGCTAAACCATTTGGTGCTGTTTGTCCTGTTTGCGGTGGCGAAGATGTCGATGCAATGAATGGTAAATATAAATGTAACGAATGTGAATCTGAATATGAATTAGAAATTAATTGGAATTTATTGAATCCTGAAGTTCATTCTGATGTTGGTCTTGCCAAAGAATCTGGTGAAGAAAATGAAGAAATGAATGAAGAAGGCTCAGAAGGTTCTGAAATTAATGATCAATTAAATTCTGCTCCTGTTGGAGCAAGTGCTCCTGCTGGTGGCGCTCCAATGGGCGGCGCTCCAATGGGTGGCGGTATGCCAATGGCACATAGCAATGGTTGGCTTAGAAATGCTCCATTAAGATTGGTTGGTAATTTTAATCCATTACATTTTATTGGTGCTGCTAAACGTATTTCTTGCAAAATTAGTGATCCTGCTCCTGTTGGTTTACATTGCCCACAATGCGGTGGTGTTAAAGTTGCATTTAAAGAATCCAACGGTATATGCGTTGAATGTGGTTGTAAATCTCATGTTAAAGCCAAAACAAATGGTGATAAAGTTAGAGTCGCTTTAACCTTCTTGCCAAATATTGAATTGGCCGAAAAAGAAAAGGTTTATCCTAACGGCTCAAAAGGCGGATATGCTGTTACCGCTAAATGTGATAATTGTGATGAAATTAAAGATGCTTTACATCAAATTCTTTCCAGTAGAAAATCCATTAATAAGTTTGCTTCTACTATACGTAAAGAAAACCCAATGTTGGCCTGTATGAGTGATCAAATCGGCAATGGTTATACCGATGCAGATGCTGTTGAAGTTTGTTCTTCAATTAGAAAACTTGCTTTAAAAGTTGAATCTGAAAAATTAAGAAAAGCTGGTCTTAAATTAGCACTTCTTGATGAAGACGATGATGATTTAGAAGAATCATATGGCGAAGTTGAAGAAAAAGAAGAGGAAACTGGTGAAGATTTGGATAATGACAATGAATCCTCAGAAGGCGAAATCCATGAAGAAGCCGTTGAAGAATCAAATGAGGAAAACGAAGGAGATGAATCAATGGACGACATAGTTGAATTGGAAGATGAAATGCCTGAAGATTCTGGCGATCAAGTTGAATTTGAAGATAATGATAACGAAACTGATTTAGGTATGGAACCAAATACAATTAATTCAATATTGGTTAAGGGCACGGATAAAGATGGTTCAGAATTTGAAATCGAAGTAACAACCGATTCACAAATGGAAGGTGGAGATGATTCACTTGAAGTTTCTGAAGAAATCGAAGGTACTCCAGAAGAAATTTCTGAATATGATGACTTACAAACTGAAGATGACGGATTGGAAGAAGTTGTTGAAGACGAAGAAGAAATTGCTAATCCATTAAAGGGCTTGTTCCATTCTGGTCTTGAAGAATTTGAAAAAGAAGATGAAGATGAAGATGACGAAGAAGATTTTGATGATGATGAAGATGACGAATATCCATCTTGTTGCCCACAAGCAAAAAAAGCCTCTAAAGCAGAATATTTAAGACATGATATGGTTTCTAGCTCAAATAAAGTTGGTGGAAATAATTTGGACATCTCTAAAGTCGCTCAAGCTTTAGGCGTTAATATGCCTTTATCAACTGAAGCTGATGTTCCCAAAAATGAAGAGGTCGGTTTAGTTGAAGATGGCGAACCTGTTCATACTTCTGATCATAAAAATACTGCTAAAAAAATGAAGGCTGAAAACGCTACTGGCAGTACATTGGCAAAAGATGAAGCCATTCAAGGATCTGATAGAGGCGTTGAAGTAATTGTTAAAAAGAAAGCATCTGCAAAACATTTTAACAAAAAAGCACAAGAACTTTATTCTGCCCCTTTAGCATCTGAAACCGAATCTCCATCCACTGTTGAAGATGTTGATGACACTGAAAATGATTCGATGATGGATGACGATCCAATGATAGATAACGATCCAATGATGGATAATGATGATGATTCTACTGAAGATTTTGGTGGTGAATTCAATGAGGATTCAAGCCCTGTTAGTGATATTGCTGAAAAAATCAAAAACAACGAAGAAGTAACTCCTGAAGAACTTGAACAATTGTTAGCTGAAGTAAAGATTAAATCAGGTGACATTGATTTAGAATCTGGTGATGATTTTGAAAGTGATGATGATTTTGAAAGTGATGATGATTTTGAAAGTGATGATGATTTTGAAAGTGATGATCCATCAGAAGATTTTGAATCTGATAGCGACATTGATATGGAAGATACTCCAGAAATTGACAAATCAGAAAATGGACTTTTTGCAAAAAGCAAAAAACAAACCAAAGAAGCACAATCAATGAAATCAGTACCAACTGAACCGGTTTATTCTTTGCAAGAAGATAAAGTTGAAAAAAATTCTGAGGAAAAATCATTAAACGTTCCAAGAGATAAATCAAAATCAAATCCAAAAGTCAATCCTGGCAGATCTGATGTAAAAAATCCTAAAACTGTCAGAAAAAATGAATACGGATTTGGTCCCGAAGCAACCAATCTTCATACAGATGTAGTTCCAAGAGATTCTTCTGGCGATGGTCTTGGTGGCAAAAAACCTAAATTTGACACAGAAACTGGTGTAAAACAAACTTCTGGAAATCCTGATACTTATGTTCAGAAAATCCCTAAAGAAAATTACATCAAACCAACTCCAGCAGGTAATAAGAAAAATAATGCTGTTGCATCAAAAAAAGATTTTGCCAAAATTGCAATCAGCAGAGTTTCCCATTCCAAAGGTCTTGATGCCAGTAAGCTTGAAGCCGTAGTTAATGGAAACTTTGTTTTCGTTGCCAATTTAGAGAATGATAAAGTGTATAAAGTTAATTTGAATAACTTGAAATAATTAATAAAAGTAAAGGTGCCTGAAATATGGCACCTTTATAAAAAAATATTAATAAAAGTAAAAAAAATTAAAGGAATTTGTAAAAATTTAAAAGAAAATTCAAATATAAGCAAGGAGACTAGTAATGTCCAAAAATAATCATAAATTTTCAATGTATTCAAATGGAACAATTGTTGCTCATACTTCTAATGGCGATATTCGTAAAGCTTCTACAGAAGAAATTAACACTTACTTGGCAAGCTTGCTTCCGAAAACATATAAAGGCGAAAAATTATCTTCATTTCAATTTAATAAAGAAGATGGTTGTTTATATGCCAAGTATGCCACAAAAAGAATTAAAAAACAAATTATTGCCACTCAAATGAGTAATAAGACCGAACCAATTGATGGCGTTCAAAATAGTAAAGATGTCCCTTCCAAACCTGAAAAAGCCAAACCGGAAACAAAAAAAGTTACCAAAGATAGACCTGATGTAGCCAATCCTAAAAAAGTCAGAAAGAGAGATTATGGACTTGGCAAAGATAACATGCATACTGATGTTGTTCCCAGATCAAAAGGTAATAGTGGTTTAGAAGGTGGAAAGAAAACTACTTTTGAAAGTGAGAAGGCCGAAAAGGCTACCTCTGGTAAGCCTGATTCTTATGTTCAAAAATATACCCCAACTGATAAACCGGCTAAAGCTGGTTCAGAAAAAAACCATACTGCAAGTAATGAAAGTGAAAATAAATTAGCAGGTAGTGAAATAAAATGGAAATCTGATTCAGAAGTCTATCAAAATTTACACCTTGCAAATAAAGAAAAAGATGAAGCAGAAACTAAAGCAAAAAAATCCGAAGGAAAGAGCAGTAAAAAACTTCCATGGGAAAAGGATAATTCCGATTCTGAGGAATGTTGCAAAGAAACTGCTACTGCCAAAGCTACAAACACGGAAAAGACTGCGGGAAATGAATTTGAGAAGCTTTATAAAGAAGCTAAAAGACAATTATTAACAAAAGAAGCAGAAGTAAACAAGTATATTATTCGCGAAGCTCGTAGAGAGAAAGCTATAAATTATGCATTAGCACTTCTTAAATTAAATCCCAAAAAGTATGCGAGTGCAGAGATCTTTAATGATGTGATTGAAAAGACTCTAAACTCCGAGATGAACATTGACGCTATCGAACGTGCAACAGAAGAAGTCAATGAAGTACAGAAAGAGGCAGAAAATACTGTTAAGAAAACTGTTGAGGCTTTCGTAAGCTCTGAGGCTGACGGGGGACTTGCAACGGCAATCGTAATCCCTGCTGACGATTTTAGAAAATCTGCAAGCATTGGACAAAAAGAAGAATTAACAGATATTTTTATGTCTGGAACAAAAATTGGCAAAATGTTGAATGATTTTGATGAGTCTGATCATCAGTAAATGTTTAAAAATTATAATTAGGAGATAAATAAAATGATTATTCCTGTTTTTCGTGTAGTCACAACACAGTTCCCAATCGCCGCTGGTACCGAATTTCAACCGGGATGGGTTGTTGCTCTTGACCAAGATACTGGCAAGGCAGTTCCCTGCACCCCGTCAAATTCCAAGAAAGCTATTCCTATTGGCTTAAGTGCTGACCGTAATAAAGCCGCACAAGCCTATGAATGGGTTAATAGAATTTCCGATATGGGAAATGACACCGCTGGATCACGTATGATTTCAGTTTACCAAATGGGTGAATTCTACGTTGATGTTGATGACGGTGCAATTACCACTCCTTCTGGAACCACTATCGCTGGTGTTATTGCCAGCAGCGCAACAGTAAAACCCGGTAGCTATCTTTATGCTATTGATGGTGGAAAAATGGATGCTTCTACAACTGCCAATCCTAAAGTTGGTGTTGTTCTTGAAGCTGAAGTTTCAAGCGTTACTGGCTTAACAACTGGTGAAGGCGAAGCCCTTGAAAGTGGTATTCCTGGCGAATACGCTCCTGGTTCAAGCGTTGCATATGTCGATGACAATGTACCGAGAACTTGGGCAAAAATCAAGTTGCTTGTTTAATTAACTACTAAGTAATTACTAAAGGAGATATTTTAATATGTCAATGATTAAATCTAACTACAATGACAAGCAGCGTGAAGCTATTATTGCTCAAGCTCTTGAAACACCTGAAGGTCGTGTTGCCCTTGCCCAAGCAATGGTTGAACCAATCAAACGCGCCCTTGAATATCAGGCAATTGGTAGAAAACTTCTTATGGTTGATGAGTTGCCCCAAGGCGCTCTTGCCAGATATGAGAAGGATGTGACCTCTGTTGCTCATGTTGTCGCTCGCCGTGGCGCAGTGCCTGACATGATCGTTGAAGGCGAAGAAGTTCTTGTTCCTACTTGGGAAATCGCAGTTAATCCTCAGATCCGTTTGAGCGAAATCAAAGCTCGCCGTTTCTACATTGTTGACCGCGCCCAAATGAAATCAAAAGAAGCTATCCAAAAGTTGGAAGATACTGAAATCCTTGCCGCTATCGGCACTTCAGTTCGTTCCAATCAGACTGTTACCCAATCTGGTGACTTGTCTATCGCTTCCTTGAACTACGCTTTCAGCACAATTGAATCACATGACCTGACTGTTGCTAAAATCGTTATGCATCCACGTCAATATGCCGATCTTCGTTTGTTTGGTCGTGATGTTTATGACGAAGCAACTCGTCGTGACGTTCTTATGTCCGGTTTATTCGGTCACTTATGGACAGGCGACATTCACGTTTCCCATCGTGTTCCCGAAGGACAAGTTTTCCTACTTGCTCCTGCTGAATATGTTGGTGCAATTCCTGTTCGTCAAGACATCACTGTTTTACCCGCAGATGATCCTAAAAACTTAAGACTTGGTTGGGTAATTTATGAAGAGTTGGGAGTCGTAGTCATCAATGACTACGCTTTGGCCAAAATTAACTTAACAGCTACCAGCTAATCTAAGTTAAATAATTTCAATTCTATCTGAGGCATGGGTTTTACTCATGCCTCTTTTTTTTATCTTTTTTTTGAAATGGGGCATTTTTTTTCCAATTTGGGACAGTCATTATCGCATTACATGATATAGGAGAAAAACAATGACTGCTAAAAACGAACAAAAATACAATATAACAAAAGAAGATCTTAATAAGCTTTATTTAATTGATGGATTATCTACTAATAAAATAGCTGAATTATATGGAATGAAATCACATAAAACTGTTTCTTCCTATTTGAAAAAATATAATATTCCTTTAAGGTCTAAAAGTGAAGCATTAATGGTTCATCATAACGGAACAGAACCACAAAGATCTCTAACAAATCATGAAATAGAAATAATAATAGGCGAATTGTTAGGGGATGGAAATTTAACAATAGATCATCGAAATATAGAATTTAATGGATTGCCTTATTATAGACATTCATCAAAATATGAAAAATATTTAAAATGGCTGTCTTCTTGTATCCCTTGTTTAAAATGGAATGAAACATCAATAATTAATCATAAATACGAAAAAAAAGATGGAAGCCAATTAATATCTTACAGATTAAGATCTCAGTGTCATCCTGATTTATTAAATATATATAAATCATTTTACATTATTGAAAATGGTGAACAAAAAAAGATAGTTCCAAAAGATCTTATATTAACACCAACAATGATTAGACAATGGTTTATTGGTGATGGTTCTGCTGGGTTTTTTAGCACTGGAACAAAGAAAGGAAAACAAAATAAAGCATGGCAAGTTTATTTTTCTACATTTTGTTTTTCTGAAAAAGAAATTGAACATTTAATAAATCAATTATCTTTATATGGGATTAAGTCTGTTAAAAATAGAAAAAAGAAAGGTATTTGTATCCGTATTTCATCAGAAAGCTTTGATTTATTTTATGATGTTATTGGTAAATGTCCGGTTGATTGTTACTCGTATAAGTGGAGAGAACACAATGAAGAATACCAGCAATATTTAAAAAGGATAAAATAAAATGTTAACTTATCAAGAAATAGCCAAAATGTTATTGAAGTGTGAAGAATTGCCCAAAAGCCCTTATAGTAGATATTTAAAAGATCAATATTCCACATGGAAATATTTATATAAGGAATTTGATATTACTTATGAGGATTTTGAAAAAGAATTTCTTCAAAATCTCCAAAAACAAATTAATAATGAAGCTTGTAAACATCCAGTTATTTATGATAAAACAGTTGAAATTAATAAATTTGAATCATTAAATATTAGGAAAAAAGAAGGTAAAGATATTGAATTATATTATTGCAATTTAGCACAGAATGGTAGTTCCGGTTATATTTCAGTTGAAGATATAGGGAAATATATATATGATGAATATGAATTAAAATACATTGAAAGTGAAATAAAAAAGATAATGGAGTTATAAAATTATGAAAAAACAATATAATTATAAAAAGGCTAATATTGATAATAATATTAAAGAAGTATTTAATGAGCAAATGAGATATTTTATAGGAAATCCAATATTTGCAATACAAACAAATCTTGATCCGTTAAGAAAAAGGATAAGAGAAAATAGAATTGAAGAATCATTACAAATAATTGATGAAATAGAGCAATCAATATCAAAAATAAATGAAGTTTTAAGTGATGGTTTATATTGATGTAATTTAAGGATACAATAACTATGACAATGCCATATGAACATTATGATGATTGGAGTGGAAGATTTTCAGGTGTTTTTCATTTAACAAATTGGAATGAAATTTTAACTGGATATGAAAGTTTTTTATATTTTAGAAGGGAAGCTAAGGCAAATATTCGTTTTTATATTAATCGGATAAAAGATGGATATCGCTATGGATATATACAAGAAGATGGACGTGGAGCATATTCAGAAGATACTGAAACTGATTTAGAGCAAGCAAAAGTTCATGCCTTAGAATTTTTTAAAGAACATTATGTAAGTAGATTGAATGATTTTCTTTGCCGAAAAATTGAATTACATAAAAAAGAAATTGAGCAAGAAATTATTGTTCCTACTTTTCCGATTTGTGAAAATCCAAATATTGAAATTAAAGAGTTATCTGAAAAAAGTAGATTTTATATTAAAGGCAATTCAAATGAATGATAGATTACCAGAAATAAGTTTTGATATTCTAACTCCAGAAGAAATTGAAAAGAAATCAAATGAATGTTGTTTTTGTGGCACTAAAGAAAATCTTATTAAACTAATGATGTTCTATAAAGGATGTCCAGAATGTTTAGAAAGGATTAGAAACCTTTTTATCGAAATTGACAATGAAATGTGGAGTGATGATTTTAGTCAGATTAATAGAATTATGGAGAGAAAAAATAATGAAAGGTAAAGAAAAGATAGGAATTTGTGTAGTTGATGATATGGTCCTAAAAACTTTAGAATTAAATAGACTTAAGAGTAAAGATACAGACAAGGAAATTGAAAAACTATCAAAAGCTTTTGAAGAAATTGAAAATTATACATTTACACATATGAATATTGGCTCAGACGGATTGACTATGGACGGTTATGGAAAAATAAAGAAAAATGATGAAGAAATTATAAATGATTTTAAATGTGGGGAATATTAATATGTCAGAAATAAGGGGAATTCCTGATGGAGAGTATCATGATGAAGCAAATGCTTTATGTAACGTATTAGTTAATGAGATAATGAATGCGTCTACATGGTCACAAATAGCTGATGTAATATGGGCAATTGAAATAATAAGAGCAAAAGAAAAACAATTAGATTGTGATGCTGAAGAACAAAAGATTAGATAACCATATAAAACAGGATAATTAAAGAATGAAATTTTCAGAAATTAATAATGATTTGTTTAAAAAATTAACAGTAGAAAAAGATACAACAAAACAAAACGAAATAATTAAAGCAATACATGAAATCAATTTAATAGAATCAGATCTAAGAAAGGTTATGTTGGATTTATATATGTTGGATATATTCGATATTAGAAAAATTTGTGAGACATTTGAAATAGATTATGATGTAGAAATTGAAAGAGTTATGAAAGAAAAAGATTATTTTAAAGAATTTTACGAACATGATTATTTTAATGCAAGTTTTGTATTATTGAAAAATGGAGATGAAAACAAATAATCCAGCAAAGAGAGATTAAGGAATATTTATGATAAAAGAAATAGTGTTCATGTCGCAAAATAAAGCAGAAAGGTTAAACCCTTCGAGTAGTTCTGCTATAATTTCAATAACTGATCCTGGTAAAAAAGCGAATTTAAGAGGATGGTCAAATATTTTAACATTACAATTTGATGATTTGTGTCCAGAAGAATTGATTTTAATCAATAGAAAAGATTTATTAAATAATTCTAAGCTATTTGATGGTGGACATGCCAGACAAATTTATTTATTTGTGAAGGGGCTTCCAGACCATGTTAACACCCTATTTATACATTGTAAAGCTGGGGTTAGCAGATCAACAGCCTTGGCTTATTTTATAGCGGATAAATTAGGAGCTTCGGTTTTAAATGAAAGTGGAGAAAGATCAAATCCAAATCCACATGTTGTAAAAGTAATGATGGAGAATTGGTAATGGAAGAAAGAAAACAAGTAGGCTTTAAAATAGTTGAAATGATTGGAGAATCTATAATTGATCCAAATGTAGTAAATTCTTTAAAAGAAACCGTAGAGCCTAAAGAATTGGAAAAAATACAATTAACGATTGATAAATTTGATTTGCTTCAAAAATGTGTTCAACAACATCCTTTAACTTGCGGAAGAAATTCTAATCATAATTTATTAAAGCTAAAACCGAATGAAGATTCTTGGCAACTTTATTGTCCAGATTGTGAATATGTGCAAAATTATATTCCATCTTTCATTTTTGATAAAGAAAATATAGTATGCAAATATTGTTATAATGTCAAATTTTGCAATGAAGAACTTAATAGAATTAATCCAATTGAACATGTTCCAGCAATTCCAATAAGAATTGAAACAATGGCAATCAATTCTTTTCCTAAAGAATGCAATTGGGTAATAACAATAACAAATCCATATGATAAAGAAGAATATGGTGAATATCTAAAAGAACAGGATATAAGAATGAATGAACATCCGGCATACGAATTTGATTTGGCCGATCAATATTATTCTGATCATGGTAAAACTGTTGATGAATCGTTATTAAAAAAATCATCAAGTTGGACATGTGTTGATATTCTTCATGATTTAAGGGGAAAACCTTGGAACAATCTTGCATTAAATTATGTTTTAGCCTTTAAACCTAGAATGATTAGAGTAACTAAAGACAGTATGACTTTAGATTATCAACAAAATAGAGTTACAGTATATGTTGAAAATGATAATAGAACAATAAGAAATATTGAAATGGAATTAATTGTTCCTATTTTTGGGTGTTTAAATGGTAGTGACTTGGATAAAAAATTATATAGTCAGGAGACAAAACAAAATGACTGAAAAATTAATTAAAATATTGAATGATAATACAGAAAAAAGAGAAACGATGGTAGATGATTATTGTCATAAATATTACGTTTCAAAAATAGATGGTAGTTATGTTGGTGCTATTGATCAGGAAAAAGATTTAGAGTTTTTAGCAGATTTTGGAATAACTGAGCAAATACAGAATAGAAAAAATATTAATGGAAATACATCAAATATTGGTTTTAATCCTATCGAACAGAAATGGTATGGTTGGTCTCATAGGGCTGTTTATGGATTTGGAATTGGTTCAAAGGTTTCCAAGGGAGATTGCGCTTATCAACCAAAAGATTTAAACGATTATATAGATGAACAATTAAATTTTTGGAAAGATAAAGAATATCATGATAAAACATTCTATAGGCTAGGTAAAAACGAAGAAGGAAAAGAGGGCTTTTATATTGAGTGGAGATATAATGATCAAGTTCCAAATGAAAGTCTGGGATATTCGATTTCATCTATATTTTATGAAATACCATCAGAATTTGGTAGAGGGGAATGGGTTGCTGAAACACTAGAAGATGCAAAACAAATGGCATGTGATTTTGCAGGAGGTGTAAGTTAAAAGAAAATAGATAATTCAAATAATAAAGTGATAGGATATTTTGCTTATGAAACAGTAGGATATGTTGATATAGACGGATTTTTATCGTCTTTTTCATCAAAATATGTTCCACCATTCAATTTAAACTCTTTGTCATCTTTAAACAATTCTAATTATTGTGCTATTTTTAAATTAAATACTTTTTTTATTATAGCATTTACCGTGTTATTTAAGGGTGATGATTGATAAATTGTTTTTACAAATGGAAAATACTTTTTTATTAAAGAAGCACATTCTGGAGTTAATGTGTTCCAAATATAAGCTTCTCCGGTATTTTCATCAATTCTTCCTCTAACTATAGAATTATAAGTAACATTAAACAAACATTCACTTGATGGAGTTTTCCCATATTTTTCTTTAATATAATTTTTTAATATATCCATATGTAGAATTTGTCCAGAATGACTGGATATCATTTCGTCATCAAAACTTATTTCCATGTCATCACAATAAATAGGTTCTTTTTGAGGCGCAATAAATGTTATTAATTTATGATTTCTAGCATACATTTTATCTGGTGTTTTTGAATCATCATATTGAACATTGAATCCCATAGATTGTTCTTTTTGTTGATTATTAGATTTAATAATCGATTCTAATTGATGAATATATTTACCAATATTTATTTTTTCATCACCATTACTTAAATGGAATTTTCTACGTAAATCTGCTAATAATTTGTTATAATAATCATATTGAGCAATTTTTTGTTGCTTTAAATTAAATTTGCTATTCTTACTAGCAAGCACATAAATTTTTCTTTTATTGTTCATATGATTATCCATTTATTTTTTTAGTTTTTGTTTATTATTAAGTATATAAATAACTCTTCCTTTAATATCTTTCTTTTTAATTGGTCCATAATCTCTACTATCAGTAGATTCATAATAATTATCACCCATAACAAAAAAATCATCTTTTTTTAAAATATATTTATGCTCTCCGCAAACAATTCCTGTTTCGGCAAATAATTTATTATTAATAATAACACAATCATATTTTGTTTCAACCACATCAGGGGCAATAGCGACTACTCTTTTAATTAAAAAATCATCACGATCATTTCTAAAAAGAATAATATCATTCTTTTTAATATTATTTGATTTCATTACAACAACATAACTATTTGTCATGATTGCTGGCTCCATCGATTGAGAAATGACCTTTCCACAAGAAAGAAAACCAGTGTTTAACAATATAGCTAATGGAATCAATGAAATTAGTAAATATGCTAATATTCTTCTTTTCTTTGATTTAGGAAATAGATTGACTTTAATTTTAGTTCACCTCAACATTTCAATAATACTACAAATATATTTTCTACAATTCTCCGTTACTGACCTTCATTTTTATTTATGTTTTCATGTCGTATAACCAGATTATAGGAGATAAATCATGGTCAACTATTTAGACATAATAAAGACTCAAATACCATCTGAACAGTGTATAATTTGTTCAAAATTTGATGATGATGTATTGAAAACTGCATTCGATATAATGGAAGAGAAAAAATACAAACCATTTAAAGTAATGGTAGAAGAATCAGATTATGCAGAGATAATAAAAAATTTATCTGTAATCAATCAAAAATTATTCTATATAAATAAAACAAATAAAGATGAGATATTTATTGTAACAGAAGAATACGATCCAAAATATTGTTTTTATATAAATAAATGCAAAATTACTGAAAATGTTATAAAAAATATAGACATAATTAATATATCATGGGAAAACAATAATAAATTATGTTATCAAAAAATAATGCAAGATCTTCTTATAAAAATCAAACAAAAAAGCAAAGTAGAAGGTATGTTTTTTGATGCAGTTTGCGGTATTCCAAGAGGTGGTTTGGTTGCAGCAACAGCAATAAGTCACATGCTCAATATTCCATATATAGAATGGGGTGTATTGAAAAAAACGTCTAGAAATGAATATATAAAAATACTGTTTGTTGACGATATTGTTCATTCTGGTGATACGTTTTATAAAGAAATAAAATCTTTAATGAAAGAGAACGATAGGTTTGTAGTTTTAGTGAAAAACGAATTATGCCCCAATTTAAAAGAATTATGGGAATCTGGAATGGAAGTTTCAAAAAATGCATGGGTAAATTTTCCTTGGGAAAAACAATTAACTTTAAAAGAAGTAGAGAAAATAATAACTCGTCATGTTAAATAATGGAGAATAAATATGTCAGAATATTCTAGAGAAATTTTTATTAGAGAAACAAAAGACCATATAAATATGGTTAAAAAATTTTTATTATTTGTGATAAAAGATTTATTGATGAGAAGTATGAGTCATGATAAAAGCAAATTAGAAAAAGAAGAACAAGAATATTTTTTTGAATATACACCAAAACTAAAGAATAGCACTTATGGCTCTGAGGAATATAAAAAATTACTAGCAGGCTTAAAACCAGCTTTAGACCACCATTATAAAGTCAACAAACACCATCCAGAACATTATGAAAATGGAATTCTTGGCATGAATCTGCTTGATTTAGTTGAAATGATTTGTGATTGGTATAGTTCAACGAAAAGGCATGATGATGGTGATATTATGAAAAGCATAGAAATAAATCAGAAAAGGTTTAATTATAGCGATGATTTAAAAGAGATATTTATAAATACAGCAAAATTGTTAAAATCATGGGAGAAAATAAAATGAGTTTAGACGTATGCGTTAGGAAACCAGAATTATCACTAGAGAGTTATTTCAGAAAACAAAAAAACAGTTGATCATACTGTTCGATGTAATATTTCCGATAATAAAGTTACCTTTTATATCCATCCACAAATTATTGATGGGGATACACTGGATTTTTAAATATCTGGAAATAATTTGATATTAATAAATAATAAAATAGGTGAATAATGCGAAAATTTAAACCGAATGACATATTGAGAATACATCCAAAAAATGGTTTTGATTTTTTAATAAAAGTAAATGACATTAGAAACATTGAAGCTTTCAATAAAACATTTGTTTGTGTTATATTCACTATAGATAAAAACGAGCATTCTCTTCCTGTAGAAAGTCCAATGATTGTCGAAAAATTAAACAAAAGACAATCTTTAAAATTCGCAGAAGAGATAAAAAATGATAGATCTGAAAAATTGAATGAAGAATCAATGATTCGTTATTTATCTGGAGTGTTACATATTTCAATAGAAGAAGTAAAACTACAAGAGTATTTCTGTCTTCACCCTGATGTTAATTCTGATTTTGTATATTTTGGAGATTGGCTAAAATATGCCTCTATTCCATTTGTAATAGAAAATGAAAACAATAATAAATATTTCAGATTTGAAACACCTATTGATTTTCTTGGTGGAATATTATTGTTTGATGAATATATAAAAAAGATAGAAGATACTAAATAATATAGTATCTTCTATTTATTTTTTTATAATTAAATGCTAATTTTATATTATCTCTACTGGATTTTATGTCTGTATAAAGATTATAAGTTTCAGGAAAATATTCTTGTACATCAATTGGTTTAAGCTCTATTTCTGAAGAATTAAATTTAACATCAATATAACCAGTGCCAACAGCAACTTCTTTTAAATTCAATTTCTGTTTTATATATTTCGCCCATTCAACAATTGCTTGACTTAATTGTTCTCTTTTTTTATTTATATTTTCATTATTATTATTGTTTTCATTAACTGTATTTTTTATTCTTTCAAAAATCATATCACTAAATTCCAATGATGGACCATAACTGAATTCGCTATCTATTTGATAAAAATTAGAATCATAAACATTTACTGCTTCAATATTGTCGAGAACCAAACTATTCATCGTTCTACTGTATCTCAACCATGCCTGTGCAACTAGTTTTTTCCTGTTATATATTGCTAAAAACCCAGAATCTGGATTATTATAACCATCAATAATACAACTTTTACCTTCGCCATCTATTTTTTGACAACAACCAGTCAAATCACCAAGAACAGTTCCTAAAGGATTATCTTTTTTTAATATTTCAAATACAAAGGGTTGACTATTCGTATATAAATCATAAGGTATCGTTTGGGTCTCTGCAATTTTTAATTCATTTAAGAAATTTCCGATGATATTCCAAGAGATGATATTCCAAGATCTATTACCATTTTTTGCGATTAAAGAAGCAAATGGTAATAATTTTTCATCTAAATAAGGCAATTTTTTACTTGCTTCATATTCCATAATGCCATCATAAGTATCCGGAAACAAACCATTAACTCCTTTAAAATTTCCTATATTTAAATCTCCAGAGGCAATAGCTTGTTTGCGAATATTTAAGATCTTTTCAAGATCAATTAATTTATTTCCAAGATTATTAAATAAAAACCAATTTAATTTTTCTTGATCTTTATTTTGATTTAAAAGAATTAAAACTTCATATAAACTATCATTATTAATAAAGTATCTTGTAGTCAAAAAGGAGAAAAAATTATTTTTACCAAATTTAGAAACAATATCTTCAAGATCTTTACCAATATGTTTTTTAATAGATTTATTGTCATTTATACATTCTTTAATTAATGTTATTTTTTCTGAGTTATTTAAACTTATTATTTCGTTTTTTTGTAATATTATTAATTTGTTTGCTGATTCAGTTATAATATCGTTATTTTCTGGTATGGCTTGATTTTTTAGATCTATTAATTTAAAAAAATCTTCCTTTGTTTTTTGAGCCAATAATGGAATGGTTTTCTTATTCAATTCATTTAAGGTTATTTTTGTGTTTTCTGTTTTCTCATGACCTCTATAATCGCCATAAACATTTTCCACCATTCCATAAAAATATCTATCTTTAGAAAATGCCTTAAAGATATTTTTCCATGCAATATCGGTTGAAATTTTACCTGTTTGTATATCATTGTTAAAATAATTAATAAACATAGATTTTAGTTCATTGTCAACAGTATCAACAAACAGATTATAGTGCTTATTATCATATTTAACCTTATTGTAAATATCGAACGCCAGATCATCAGTAACCTTTTCGCTTAGTGCGTATTGTCTTAATGTTGAGATTTCCCTTCCATTTGTATATTGAGATATAATGGCTTTTATATATTTTTTTTCTAATTCAACTTCAGGATTTAGTAATTTGTAATTTAAAATTATATTATATGAATTCAACTTTGTTTGGGTTGGAAGGTTTGAATTAATAACGTTAGAAACAACTAGCATAAATTTATCATACTCTTCGTTTTTATTAATTAATCCATTTTCAAAAATATATTTAGGGTCTTTTTCTAATAATATAAATAAACATCTATCAAATATCTCAATATTGTTTTTATTAATAATGTTTTTTGCAAATAAAGATTCTATATTGTAAATAATATCCTCTTTATTTCTCAATACCTCATTAATCAGTAAATTAAATGTTCTAGGATTATTATTAGAAGTAACATTTTCTCCATAAAGAGCTGATTTTAACGCATTATTGTACTTAATAATATTTTTAATTGCCATATTCATAAATTGTGGGTATTGATTTTCATTTAAGATACCTGTTTTTATTAAATCAAGACAACAAGAAGTTTCATTGTTTTGATTTAATATTATATTAAACACTTCTTCATTGCTATATTTATGATCTAAATCTTTATTTTCAATATCTTCTAATTTTTTATTTAATATATTATTTATAACAATATTATTTGTTTCTTCATCTGTAATAAAATCTTTTATAGATGAATATTTTTTACAATCATCCACATTATTTAATATTATACTTTTTGCCTCTTCACTATTTTTTTGAATTATGCCACCTTTTAATAATCTTAAACCAAAACCTCCTTCTAAAACCGAATTAATTGCTTGTTGATAAAGATCTGGATATTCATTTTTATCAATATCATTATATGATAATAAAACAAATGCTTTAGATTCTTCTTTTACTATGTTTTCTAATGCTTTTCTTTTTATCTCTGGATAATTATTAAAATATCCATCTACATAATAATTATATGCAGATTTAGATATAGCCATTCCCTGCATAATATTTAAATTGTTTTCTTCATCTTTATGTAAGTCTCTATCCTGAAACTCTTGATAACTATCCACTTTATATTCTGCTATTGTTTTTAATACGTATAAATACAATTCTCTATTATTTTTAACCGATGGAGCTTTTAATAGAGTATATGGTGTTTGGCTTAAATTAATAACAATATTTATTAATTTTAAATATAGGTCATAATTATATTCAGGTTTCATTTTATCCATCATAATTATTGGTAATATAAATTGATAATTATCAATTCTTGTTTTTTCACCAATATAGCAAATCAGTCTAATTGTTTTTGTGAATTTTTCTTGATCTTTTTCATAGGCTACAATATTCTGATTTACTAAATTTACAAACAATTCAAATTTATATTTATTATTTGGAATTGTTGAATTGTCAATTATATTATTTAGAAATAATTCAAAATAATTGTTATTTATAAATTTTAAAGCCTCCATATATCTTATTGTTGTGTTTGTCTCTTTGTAACCATCATTAATAATTAATTGATTAAAATAATTGATAATTTTTTCAATATCTTGATCGCTTATAACGTTTCTTTGATAGTAATCAAAAAAATATTTATATTGATCAACTGATGGGTTAAAAACGCTTAAATATTTTTCAACAGGATAAAACTCAAAGTTGATACATTTTAACATTAAATTACTTGGATTTTGTTTATGTGTAGCTTCAATCAAAGATATATAAAATTCTATATAATCTACTTCATCTTTTAAAAATCCTAAAAAGGTATATGCGTATACTTTCATTGAATCATTCATGATTATTTGATAAATTGTTTTAACTATTTGATTAAAATCATTTTGTAAGAACATATCTTTTTTTAATTCTTTATCTACAAGCATGTGAACAATAGGTGCAATACCATTTCCAAGAATATCGTTTATATTCTGTACAATTGTGTTATATGTATTTTCATCTGAATTTATATTACTTATATTTTGTTTTATAAAATCTATCTTTTCATTAGTATTGTTTAATTGTGCTTTTTTTTTAATAGTTCCGTATAGCTTTTTATTTTAAAAAAATCATACCAATTCTTTGGATTATCTGTATTTTTTAACTTCATAAGAATGAGAGTTGATTCATCGTTTTGTATTGCGCAAATTAATTCTAAGCCATATTTATCTAATCGATCCTGTCTTGGTTGTCCGTTTTTAAAAATTAATCGATATGTATCTGATAAAGCATCGAATCCAAGATATTGATAATTGGTTTGTCTTACTTTGTTTAAAAATTCAACAAGAACATTATTAATATTATTTCTTTTTCCTTTTTCTATCATAAAGTTTGAAACATAAAGTATTTTTTTCTTTTTACATAATTTTTTTATGTTATCTATAAACTTAGGATCTTTACACTCATCAGAATAACATGTTAAATTATCTAAATTTAAAACACCTTGTGCGTTATCATTATAAATAAATTTATAACCATATAACCAACCATTGATTTTATTTTGATCATCAAAAATACCAACACCAACAGCCCCTGGTTGCCCCATATCGTCATCTATGTCATCACCATCTTGAGCGTAATAATAAGGGAAATATTCATTCTCTAATTTTTCCATATCATTAAGAACATGTTGGTTATTTTTGACATATTGTGGTAAATTATCATCAATACGATCAGCTATTAACTTTTTAAAATTGAAATTATTTATGGATTTCTTTTTTTGATATTTTTCTTCCATTTTCTGTAAATGGTCATAGTAAACGGGATCTTCAACAAGATGATCTGAGGCGATTTCCTCTGCTAAGTCCTTGTCTTTTGTATGTTCTTGTTCAACTTTAGTTCCTTTTTCAAGTTGTTTTTTATTAAAAATTTTTTTATATTTATTATCGGCTAATCCGCCATCTAATCTATCTGTCATATTGATTACTCCTAAAAAAGTGGGTTATACAGTTATATAATTCTAAATACGATTCCCTATTCCCTTGAAATGTTTTTTCTCATTTTTTGATTTTTTAGTTTGACATTTTTACCTAAAAATATTTTAATAGTTACATAAGGGCAAAGTTAAGCCGCCCTTCTTGTTATTTGAAAACCTTCTTGAATTTTGAACAAAACCTTTTGGGAGGTGTTTTATGGTATCTAATCAAGGAAGAAAACCCGGAAGACCACCAGGATCTGGTAAAAAACAGCAGGGACAACAAGGACAGCAGGGGCAAGGACGCGCTTTACTTCCCGGTGAACAACGCCCAAAACGCCAATATACACGCCGTCAGAATTCTCAGGGTCAGCAGCAAACGGAACGGGCATCCTTGACGATTTTTACCAAACAAGGGGCGAAGGACATCTATGTGGAGAAAGCCCCTTCGGAAGGTTTTTTGCAACATCACATTACCTTCGATACCGAAGTTGCCAAATTTGTTTTCATTACTTCGCTCGTCCCCAGTATGACTGTTCATGTTCCTCAGTCATCCCAATTATCTGTCATCCCTGGGATCAAGGTGATTGGAATGGAAGAACAACAACCTCAAGCTGCAACTGCCGTCGCCAGCGGAAAAAAGTAAGCAAAAGACAAACAGCAAAAAAGATCCTCTAACCTCATAATAGTTAGAGGATCTTTTTTTATAAAGGAAATTTTCCACACATAACAAGAACATGATAGATAGAGGATTCTATCATGCGTACAATAGGAATAGAGTTCGAGTTTGGAAGTGAGAACTTTTTTTATCGTAAGAAAAGATTAGAAACTCTTGACGATGCACATGTATTTTTCACACCATTTTTTTCAAAAGAATTAAATAATCAAAATTTTTCATTTAAAAAAACCTCTTCAAAGCTGGATTGGGCATTAAAAACTGATTCATGTGGATACGAAATTACTACCCCAGCTATTCCATGTACATATGAAGATATTTGTAAGGTCTCATTTGTTATGGAAAACTTCATGATGAATGTTGGAAAGCATCTTTTTAATTTTTCTGATTGTGGTTTGCATGTTCATATATCTATTAACGACTTTACAAAATCTGAAATTGAAAAATTATTTTTAATATTTTATGTTAATGAGTGTTTAATAATGTCATTGTTTAACAAAAACAGATCTAAAAGCCCTTATTTAAAACTTTTAACTAATGAAATATGTATAAATGATATAAATTTAAAAAATAAAGGATTCAAGCAACTCGTAACAGATCATGATAATCATTATCGTCAATTAACGGGTATAAATTTAAGAATAGTAAAAAATAAAATTGACAGAATTGAAGTAAGGTATTGCCCAGGAACGTTATCGTCAAAAACAATTAGATGTTGGTCTGAATTCCTATGCATATTGGTGGAATTATCAAAAAATTCCAGTAAAGAAGAAATATTAAATAATTCAATATTTGATTTATATGTGATGAATAAACAAAAAGAATGGTGGTTTAATATTCAAGAAATAGGTGAATGGGTAGATAAAAGAAAAAAATATAGAAATTCATATTAATTTATTTTTTTGTTCTTCCGCCAAAATAAAAACCAACACTCATTATTGTTAAATCTTTAATCCAATCTTGAATGAGTAAATTATGAGATATAAAATAAAACAACATTGTTAATAGATAAATAATAATAATTGCCCTTACAGAACCTTCAGGTAAAAACAAAGGGTTTTCAGGGTTTAATGCTCTCCAGTGAATATATTCTTCCATCAATGAATCTTCATCTTTTTTTTCAGGTTCTAAATTTTTTTGTTTTTCATCCATATTGTTGACCCTCTCTTTTATTTTATTAAATTTTTTTTAGAAAACATCCTGCACAAATCGTATTAATGTTCACAACGTTGTCTACTAACCGGATTAAAATAATATGCGGTCCTTATCCGGTGGATCGGTTTTTATAAAAGGAGATCATAAAAATGATGTATAGTAATGGTTTTGTTATCGCAGTAAAAAACGCCAATGGCGAAATTTTAAGAGAGTCTAAAAATGGAGAGGTTTTTCTTCCCTTCTATTCTAATTATTCATTAAGGTTAAAAAACACACATAATCGATCGGCAATAGCACGAATTAAAATTGATGGAACTGATATTTTAGGTGGTTATGATATTATTGTTCCAGCTAAAGGTTTTGTTGATGTTGAACGTTTTTGTCTTGATGGTAATCTAAACAAAGGAAATAAGTTGGAATTTGTTCCAGCAAAATCTGATGGACGTGTGCAAGATCCAACATCTTCAGAAAATGGAAAGGTTTCTGTTGTGTTTAAATTAGAAGAAGAAAGAGAAATTATTGTAAGAAAAAAAACAATTACAAAATCAATGCCATCCGAATACTCCGCAAGGGAAATTTCTAGATTTGAATATGATTCAAAAGGCGCTTCTTCTTCTTTATTTTCAAAAAAGATGTCTACTTGTTCTTGTGATTCTGTTTCATATAACACACAAGATTACAGTCTTGAAGAAGAAACAACAAGCGGAGCAACAGTTGAAGGAACCTCATCAAGTCAACTATTTAAATATGGAAGTATTGGTAAATTAGAAAAAATTAGTTACGAAGTAGTGTTGTGGTTAAAAGGGGCACAAAAACCAGCCACGGTTAAAGAAACTAAAAATATTTATTGCACAATATGTGGACAAAAAAATACTTATAATTCAAATTATTGTATGAAGTGTGGAAACTCTTTAGACGTGATAGTAAAAATGCTAATTGAATAGACTGTTATTAAAATTTTGAACTGTGCCCCACTTATTGGTTTAGGTGGGGCATTTTTATTATATCGTATAATTTAAAAAGGCTAAAAAAATGAAAAATACAAAAAATAAGTCAATTGTATTATTAAATGCTGATCACACAGTTAATTCATTTATTTCTTTTGTGAGAGCCGTAGGTCTTTATTTAGCAAATAAAGCTATTGTCGTAGAGACTGAAGAAGATGGCGAAATAATACATCCAAACTTAGGTATAAAAAAACCAGTAATTATGGCTTTAAGGAAATATATATACATACCTAGAAAAAGGGTGAAATTAAATAGAAGAAATCTGCTTTTAAGAGATAAATTTCAATGTCAATATTGTGGATGTGATTTAAAAAATAAAAAAAATACTATTGATCATATTATTCCTAAAAGTCATCCGTCATCACCAGGAAATACATGGACAAATCTTGTCATTTGTTGCGAAAAATGTAATACAAGAAAAGACAATAAATTGTTACATGAAACCGATATGAAGCTTTTAAGAAAACCATTCGAGCCTAAAATGGAAGACTTATTGATTTGCGATAAGCGATTGGAAAAGGCATTAAATAAAATTAATAATGGACTTTATTTTAAAAGGGCAGATAATTAAATCTGCCCTAGTTTTCTATTCATTATTTAATCTTTTTAATCTTCTTTCCTTTTTAAATTCATCTATTTCTTTATAGATTTTAAGCATTTCTATAATTAATGGATGTCTAACCGAATCCTCTTCGTTAAATATTATGTGATTTATACTTTCTGATTTTGATAAAAATTCAGCAATTAAATCTATATCATTAGATTTTGGTAGGTCTGATTGATCAGGATCGGCAGTTATTATAATTTTAGTTCCTTCACCAATACGAGTAAGTAATAATTTTAATTGCTTATCGGTTGCGTTTTGCATTTCATCACAAATAACACATGCTCTTTTAAAAGTAGATCCTCTCATATAAGCCAATGGGCAAACTTCAATTTCTTTTTTGATTATTTTTTCATCCAAATAAGCTTTATCAAAATTATCATGTAAATGATCAGTCAATGGTTTTAAATATGGTTCTATTTTTTCTTCTAAGGTTCCAGGAAGAAAGCCAAGATGTTCACCGGCTTCAACCACAGGTCTGGTTAGAATTAATTTATCATATTTACCATTCATAAATCCGATAATACCATACATAATAGCAAGGTGCGTTTTGCCAGTTCCTGCCGGACCCAACAGAAATGATATATCGCTTTTTTCGATGCAATCAATTGCTTGTTGTTGTTTATCGTTTCTTGCTTTTAGTTGTGGTTTATACCTTCTTTGATTTACCATGGGTGAAACAGCCATTTTTGTTTCTTTTTTTGTTTTCTTTACATTCTTTTGTGAAGGTCTTTTGATAGGCATAAATTACTCCTTATAAATATAAACCTACCAATATTTTCCTATATATAAATAAAAAATCCTCTGTAGATTTGTTATCAACAGAGGAAATCTTAGAGTATTCATTTTGTTTTATTTAGATATGTAATTACAGCCAATTATCTTTCCATCAATACAATATTCTATTAATTTTGTTTTATGATATAACAAACCAAACCATTTTAAATCATCCATATCATTAAAAGGAATTATCAATAATTGCAAATCATCTTTTGTCATTCCTTTTAAGTGAGATAAATCTATATTTAAATCTTGAAATACATAATCATCGTTCTCAAAATCAGTTAAAATATCCTTAGCATCATGTATAATTGCAAATATTCCTTTTTTAAAGTTATTGTTTAAAAACAATGATACCATATCCTCATAAAAATCTTTTAATCCTAATAAATCATCATTATTAATTAAATCTAATAAATATTTTTGATCAGTATTATTATCTATTAGTTCGTCTGCGTTTATATTTATTGGAAAAGGACATTCATTGTAAAAATCAAACATTCTTTTGTCCCTTTTTTAATGAAATTAATAAATTTTCAATATCTTGAATATCTCTATCTTCAATTATTCTTTGTGCCTTAATCAATGTTATTTTATCAGCCAAATCAGTTGGTATTCTATTATCGCCTTTTATTAAATAATTGTAAAATTGGCAAATATTTTCAGCTTCTCTTTGTGTTTTATCCAATGCTGATTTATGAATTTCATAAGTAAAAACATCTACCATGTTGAAGAATGAGTCAACAGGTTTTTCCAATAAAACAGATAGTTCATCAATTATATTTGATAAATTATCCGACATTTCGCTAACTTCTTTTGTTTTTAAAAGCTCTAGGATAATTTCTATAAAATACTTATACTTATTAAACTCTTTTAGAAAGATATCATCTTCTTTTGTTTCTTCTTTTTTGTTTTCTGTAAAATCGTACTTTTTTATAGTCTCTTCTGTTATACCGTTCAATTCTTTTTCAAGCTCAGGACATTCTGCCATGAGTTGAGAAACTAAACGATTTCGTTCATCTTCTGATTTATGCATAAATTCATCTAAAAAGACAGCAGAAACAAGGTGATCTCTCATTAATGCAAAATATAATTCATTAGCACTATAATCTTTACCTAGAATATTAATTGAAAATTTTTTATCTTTTTTTGTAGTTAGAGATTTTAATTCGTTTGCTACATTTTCGTTTATACAAGAAAGTCCGTAATATAATTCTTTTTTTATTTCCTCTTCTAAAGAATCAATATAATCTGCAATTGCTATTTTATCTGATTTATGTAAGTATTTTATATACATAATAAATGCAGAATAGTTTTTTGATTTAATATAAGAATCAACAATAAATTTCATTTTTACCTTTACCTTTAAGAAATATCCATAATTTTATTTTCTTCGACAATATAAAATGATATTTCATGTAATTCATAATAAGATGATGTGTTATCATCTATTTTTATTTGACATGATGCACAAAAATATTTAGAATAAGGATTAACCACTTTTTTAATATCAGATGAAGAAAGTAAACTTGTTGGTTCATTTTTAGATTCAAAATCAAATATTTTTAATTTGTTTTTTGTATTCAACAATGATTCTGCTAATGTAATTTCTTGATCTGTAGTTTTAACTTTTATTATATTAGATAAATTTGTTAAAACATCCATAATATCAGATGCTTCAATAGAATAAAATGCATCCGACAACAATATTTCACAAACATTATTGTCTTGGTCTTTACTTTCTATTAGTTTCCATTGATTATCTAAGTTTTCAAAAATAGAAGCGGAATCAATAACATGAACTAAATATTTTATTTTTTGTTCCATCTTTTCTTTGCTCGTTCTGATTGTAAATCGCTAAACCCCTTTTCGCCAAGTTTAGATTTTTCTTGATTTATCTTTTCTTTGGCTGCATCACTTTGGAATTTATGATACGATTTTTCATTTTTAAACAAATCTTGTCTCTTTTCGCCACCATACTCAAAAGAACCTTCATCTTTAGATTTTTTTTCGTGTTCATTTTTAGGTATCCATTGAAGGTTGTCTTTTTTATCTTGTCCTCCCTTATGTTTTGGTTTCATATGATCTAATTCATATTCTCCTTTCCCATTTGGTTTTTTAGGAATTTCCGATGCAGGAATATGGTCTCTTGATGCTTTTTTTATTTTAGCTCTAATCAAGACACCATCTAAAAACGGAATGGCTACTTCATCATCTTCTTGAAGAAAATTTTTTGTTAATTCATCAATATCCTCATCTTCTTCATATTCTAAAACCTCTAAAGGTTCTATGTCTGAATCGAAATCAAACAAATCATTTTCATATTCTTTAATATTTTTTGCATTAAAAACACTGGCATTAGTATGTTCATCTACGTCATTTAAATTATCAATGTTGTCATCAATAAATAAAACATGCGGTTCCTTTGGCATAAAAATGCTTTTTGGTAAATTACCATCAATAACTATTTCTTTATTGAATAAATCTAATAAACCAAAGGCTTTTAAAGCCAATATAATAGGTTGATTTTGATAATCAATGTTCTCTTTTTCGGATTTGCTAATTAATCCGATGTTTTTACCATATTCTCTTAATTTATTTAAAACTTCTACAATTCCGTCTTTGAGCCTAATTTGTTTTCCTTGAGAATCCGTTAACATGTCTTGTTCTACTTTAAATGGGGCTATTAAGTTGGCAGCACATTCGCCTTCCCAAATGGTATTATCCGCATCAAAAATAATGGTCTCATAATCATCTATACAGATTTTTTCTTTATTATTAAAATAACTATCAATAACATTTTCTAATTCTGTTGATATTTCATCGTTATTGGTGTTATTGTCATCAAGTTGTTTTTTTATTTTAATAAAGGCTTGTCTTTTCATGCCTTTTGTCGCAATGTTATCGTTTTCTTGTATATATAAAAAAGATAAAACATCTATTGGATTAACGTTTTGATCAATTACTTTTTCTAATATTTTTAATCCACTATTTACATTTTTTGAAATCAAAGTTAGTGCTTTTTTCATTAATTTTCTCCATGTTAATTATTTTTTACAGCAATATTTAATGGTGATTTACCTATTTGCGATCTTTCATTGTTTACAATTTTAATAATCTCGTGTAAAAAATTTCGTTCAAAATTTACTGGTTGAGATTCGTCATTTGCCGGGTTATTGCTCTTACCACCAGTGGCATGAGTAATCTCATGACAAATCACTTCTGCCAGTACGATAGCAAAAACTTCTTTGTGGTCATCTTCGTCATAAGATTGTCCTAATAATTTATTTGATTCCATTTTTATTCTTTGCGGATTAACTAAAATAGATACACCTTTACGATCATTTTTTATATTGTTTAAATCATTTTGATTTAAACCTTGTTGCTTGCTCACTTCTTCTTTAACCATATTATCGTAATGAGTTTGAAACATGCCTAATTTACCGCTATCAAACAATACCCCGACATGAGCAATACCAGTAATTATATCCCCCTCTACCCTCTGGATATAAGTAATTGCACGATCAATAACATCACTTGAAACATAACTTCTTAACTCATTAAAGGGATCGTTAAGATCGATAACTGGTGCCTGATTAAATACTTCTGCTTTTTTTATAACCTTGTTTGAGTGGGCTGCTATTTCTTCATTATGAAATTCATTTAGCAATTCTTCATATGTTTCTTTTGCAAAATTATTATCCGCATGATAAAAACTCATTAATTCTTTTAAAAATTCATCGTCCTGTAAAAAATGACGAATTTTATTCCAATTTGGAGAATCAGAACAAAATTCTTTATATATAATTTCAATTATATCTGGTTGTTCTTTATCAAAATTCATATTATGTTTAGAAAATTTTAACATTTTATTTTCCTCTCCTGCTTCAATATCTATGTTTATATTATAGTTTTTATCAATCCATTTTAATGAATCCTCTCTGTTTTTTATTTCTCCATTTAAATAAGCTAACTTTAAATTCATTTTTATTTCACTAATCATTGGTCCCTGTGTTTTTGGATCAATATTTAATCTATCTATTATATCTGTTTTTGTATCAATAATGTCGGAAACAATTAAATCTACTAATTTAGTTTTAGCATAATTCCAAATCTCTGTTTCATTTTTCAAATTACCCATTAATTGTTGTTGTTTGACTTCATTTTGAACTGTTCCTAAAAATTTATTATGTTTATGGTTATGAATCAGCGGCAATAATTCTCCAGCTTTATTTTGTAAAAATGGTTTTAATGGTTCGTAAAAAACATTATTTTTTATTGCGTTGTCCATCATTATTTTTGCCTTATCCGGAATTCCAGTATTTTGAGATGGATAAACCGAATTATTATCTGCAATACGTGAAGAATGGTCTACTTCGATTAACATAGTCAATAATTTTATATTTGCAGGTTTTATTTTTTCGGCCAATTGAAGAACGTTCCAGTTTTTTGAATTTTCCTTATATTGGTCAATATGAACCATATGATATTGAACAAGCGGAACTATTTGTTCAGCAATTTCTTTTGTAACTCCAATCCTTTTGAGAAAGGTTTTAGTAAAATCAATACCAGACACATCATGTCCATTGGACGTAATTCGTTCTGCTCCATTTTTCATTTCTTTTTTTGTAGTGATTGCTTTTCCAAAATCATGACATAATGATGATAAAATTAAAACAGCCCTTTCTTCTTTTGTTAATTTTTCTCTATCTGCAATTAATGCAGCATTATTTAAAGCTTGAGTTATATGCTTTTCAAGATTTCCTTCAGGATGCCATTCTGGGTCTTGGGGAACGCCCTTTCCAACCCATTCCTCTCCTGGTAAATCAGAAATAATGTTTTTGATTTCTGGATAAATTTCAATCCAACCAGAATCCATTAAAAATTTAAGTAGGCTTCCTGGATATTTCCCTTTTGTTAGAAGTTTCATCCATTCTTCGGATATTCTGCTCATAGGAATTAATGGTTTTAAGTATGTTACTGTTTTATCGGATAATGATATTTCTTTTATTAAAACTCCATCTTCTAGTTTTTCTTGATTTTTGTTATATATTTGAATAAAAGATTTTATTTCCATATCTGATAATTTTCCATTAACTATCTTGGATATGTTGTTTTTTACAAATGCTGGAACTTTTTGGTTTATAGATCCATCTTCTAAAAATATAGGTATTAGTTCTTCATATTTTTTCATCGTTATGTTTTTATTATTAATTTCATAAACATCATGAAGAACTTCTTTACACACTTCTGCTGTTTTTTCATCTAGTGTAAAATCAAATCTAGCAGCAAATTGCATCCCGCGAAGTACCCTTAAAGGATCTTCGGCAAAGGCAGAGCTAGTTGCTCTTAAAATTTTATTTTCGATATCTTGTAACCCGCCGTAATAATCATGTAATTGATATGTAAGTGGGTCATATGCCATTGCATTGATACTAAAATCTCTTCTTGAAGCTGCATCCTTTGGCGTCATTGTTGAATCAACTTTTATATCAAATGCCTTATGTCCACCACCAGATTTGTTTTCTCTTCTGGGTATGGAAAAATCAAAATCCTCTTTATGTCCATGAAAATTTTCGATATAAAATTTCAACACACCAAAAGCATTACCAACAATATCAACATGAGTTTTAACAACACTCCTGTTGTTTTCTAATTTGCCACTGATATTTTTCATGATTTCAAATAATTCATTATAATCAACACCGTAGACTTCAATATCAACATCTTTTGATGCGGCTCCAAGCAAAGAATCCCTTACAGCACCACCAACGATTAGCGCCATTTTATTTTGTTTTTTTAATTCGCTTAAAATAAATAATAGATTATTTGATAATGGAATCGGAAGTTGTTTTTCAATTATATTTTCACTTGATTCCATAGCTGTTTTTTTATAATTAAACATAAAGCTGTCCTTATTGATTTTGGGAAATAAAAGCAGCAGCTTGCTCTTTTGCCTCAACAAATGTTATAAACAGGTTTGAAAAATTTTGCAAGGAATTTATTGCAGATTCGATGCTCATTCTGGCTTCTGATGTCTCATTCATTTCGGGCATTGATGATATGTCCCTAATAAGATTTGTGAGTGTGCTTATTCCTTCTTGAATATTTTCTGGACTATATGTGTCAGACCAAACTTTTAGATTTTGCAATGTTTTTTTACTCATATCATCGGAATACTGATATCCCATTATTTCAGCAACTTTTGACAACAATGCTTCTTCTGGATTAATTGTTACATTATCAGTTGGCATTAATTGTTCTTGTAGATCTTGAGCCATTTTCAATATACCAAAATTACTAAAGATTAATGGTTTAACTTCATTGTAATCTATTTCTCCAATATTTATTTTTAAAAAATTCTTATCCATTAGAAACTCCTTTCAGTTATATATTGAAATAATTTTCTATTTTTATCTATTTTTCTATTTTTAACAAAATCTGGTTCAGCATTATCTATATAGTAACCACTTCTTGCCCTGTCTAATATTTTAAATTTTTCCATTTTCTTTTGTTTGTCTTCTCTTTTTTTTCTGCGCATATAAGCCTTATGTTTTTCTCTTTCCATCATCATATGTTGCATCATTTTTGTTTGTGCTGTTTTTACATTACCATCAAATGATTCATGATTAACTGTTGTTCCAAACATTTTATTTTTAATAACATTATCTATATCTGGATTGCTTGGTAAATATTCCAAAATACCAAGACGAGAATACTCTTCTACGGCCTTTGTTGCATTTATTTCTAATGCCTTTCCTACATGATTCCTAACAAATTTACTATTCTTGTTTTGCTGCAACCATTCTATTAAATTAGGAATATAATTAATCACTTCTTTTGCATATTCTTCTTCTTCTTTTAAGTCAAATTGCAATTTGAATCTAATTCCACGTATTATTATTTTTGGGTTTATTTCTAAACTTTTTTTTGCTGGTAACGGTGTTCTTAGAATTTTATTTTTTATATCCTGAATTCCTAATTTAGTTAAATCTAAAATTTCACCAGTCTCTATATCAAATAATAATGTATTAATTGTAAAATCACGGCAATATATATCTTTATTAATTGATGTTGGTTCAATCCCCATCAAGTATAATTGATCAATTATGTGTGGAGCATTGTAAAAGGCGTTATGAAACTCCACGGTTCTGCCACTAGCCATATTTACCATTGCGGTGCCAGAAGATCCATAAACAATCGGTTCATGTAAATTATATTTGGCGGAAACAAAAAAAGCTAAATCGAAAGCATTTCCATTTCCTTCTGTCACATCAAGATCAGTCTCATTGGTTACGGGAGCCCCCATCACCATATCCCTTGGAAATCCGCCAACCACATAAAGTTTCATTTTTAAATCATTTGATACTTGATTTATTAAAAGTATGTCTTTTTTTATTTCTTCAGGAATATTAATCATTTAAATGAAACCTCACCGTTTTTTATGTTTATTTTAGATCCTTTTTTTATTTTATATAATTCTGGAGCATCTTTATGCGCTTCTACAACATATTTAATATTATAAGAATCAGGAGAAACAGATTCTCTTTGTTGTTTGTCTAAATACTTGACATCTTCAACTTCCATATTTTTATTAGCAAAAATTAACGATATTGGAAAATCAACATTTTTATTCCAAAATGAATGTTTTCCTTCATATGGAAATTTAAAAAAGGCACATTCCTGTAGTGAAATTGGTTGGTGATGCATTAAACCATTTCTTCTTTTGTCATCGTTATCTGCCAATAAAATTATCTTCATCGTCTATTTAACTCCGACATAATAATTTCACAAAATTCTTTTAACCTATGAACTGGAACATATTGAGGATTTTCAGTCATTGCTATTTTTGTAATATTATTAATTACATTTTTAGCCATATGTAAGATTTGAATCAATTCTTCTTCATTATAATCTTTTAATTTTTTATATGATCCATCTTCATTTTTGGCACTGATTGTATATTTGCTTATGTTTTTTGCAATTAAATTACTTTTTGAAAAATATTTTTTTGATAAACAAATATATCTGGTTCCAAATTTGTCGGCATTATTCAATCGAACCAAAACCTCATGTCCAAAATCATAACTGTTTTTTGCTATTAATTTCTTAGATGCGGTTTTTGTAAAACTTGAATTTTCATCATTTAATATTGATTCTTTTAAAGCCTTTTTACCACTTTCGGTAATTTGAATGATATTTCCATCACCTTTTATAAATCCCCTTGATTTTAACATAGATATAGTTTTATTGGATATCTTGTTACTTAATTTAATACGATCATTCCCCATGTCTTCTGAATACAACCAAATATCATTTAAAGCCTTTTTTTCTTCTGAATTACTGTTTTGAAAACCCAATAAAAACATTGGCGATATTTGAATGAGGTTTAATAAATCAAAATTATCATTATTTGATTCCTTTACACTCATGTTGTCTTTAACTTTGTTTATTGGTAATGGCATAATACATCATCTCCTTATTTTACTCTTAATGTATAATCTCTAATTCTTTGTGGCATTTCTACCATTCTTTTGATAAATTCGTTATTTTGAATGATGTTGGTGTTATTATTTAAATTAAAATAATTATTAGATTTATCTTTTTTATTTTTCAATAATTCAGAAATCATACATTTATAAACCTTATCAGGGGTATTATTTAACGAGTTGCTGATACAGTTATTAAATAATGCTTGATCAAAAAATAATCCTCTTTCTCCGTCGTTATTTTGATTAAAATATAGAAGCACATCATCAGGTTTTATTTCCATTGGTGCTTTAGCAATTATTTGTTTGTCATAAATCCATTTTTTCATATTCAATATCCTTAATATGGCTTAGTAAGGGTTAACATATTTGTTCCTCTTTCTCTAATATACTCATCCCATGGAACAACTCGTTGTCTAAAATCAGTGTCTAAATTATTATTTTGTGGAGATTGATACCATCCTTTGTTTCCATCTCGATTATGCGGCCATGCACCATGACCATCATTTTTGTCTTTTCCATCGGCAGGATTGTATCTTGGTTGTTTTTTTATTCTTCCCTTGATTTTTTGTGAATTACTTGGGGAAACTCCATCTCCACCAGTTGTGTCGTTAACAGTTATGCTAACAAATGCAAACGAACCATCTTTCTTTTTTACTTTAATTATTTTCTTTTTTTTATTATCAGCCTGTTCTCTGCCATCATATTCTTGATCGTATTTATCTTCATATTTATCCCAAGGGATTGCTCTTAAATCATCAGTTAAATCTTGCCTTCCATATGGTGCGTTTGCAGGATTATTGTAAGTCCCGCCTAAAGAAGAATTTGCCACTTTATAATTTCTTAAAGTTAAGTTATGACTCAATCTCCTTACTCTTTTTCTTTTTGGCTTTTTTTTCTTAAATTTTGGGTTATTTGTGAAAAAAATATCATATGGTTTTAATTGATGTTTACAATGGTGACATTTATAAGCCCTGTATTCTTTATCCCCTATAGTTACGCTATAGTTAAGCCATTGTCCATATTCAAACAAACCCCTACCGCAGCCGCCCCTAGAATGAGATTCTTGTCCACATTTATCCACCATAATTCCATAAAGTTCTTGTCTATTGTCTTCTATCCCTAAACCTTTTGCCGAATAACCTGACAAACCTTGTTCCGTTCCCGTTGGTCCTTGTTTGATTTCTCTTGTACTGTTAATATCACCAGCAGACATTTGTGAATCTGCCCAGCCCGTATATTCGCTTGCAATTTTATACCAATCGACCATCTCTATTACCTCTTATGTTTACAAGAATATATTCTGATGTATATCAATCAATTCCTTGATTTAAAAGAAAAATCCAGTTGTTAATGACTGGATTTTTTATTATATTTCTTTTAATATTTTTTCGTAGGTCTTTTTTCCTAGTGCTCTTTCACATTTATCACGATTTTTTGGATTTTTTAAATCTTCTTTTGTCGTTATTCCTTTTGCTAGTAATTCATCTGATCGTTTTTTACCTATTCCCGGTATTCTTACCAATTCTAGAGCCTCTAATTTACACCCATATCTCAATCTTTCACCAAGCACAAACCATTCTTTGTTCCAATCAAAACCGTCTACTTTTCCAGCTTTTTTCAATTTTGATCCAACCTGAACATCAAGCATATTCATTGTCTGAATAAAACGATCAATGTCTTTTACAATCGTTGATTTATATGAATTTAATATTGGATGGACTTCTTCTCCATTTAATAAGTTATAAAACACTGAAGTATATTTCAAATACGGATGGGTCTGTGTATTGACAATATTATATTTTTCACCAATTACAACAACGTCTGGACAATTTCTTTCTTGTTCAGATATAAACGCCTTTGGTGGAACATATTGTTCTGGTTTTCCCTCTCTGTTGATTCTCCATGTTTTTCCAAAATTATAAGCTTCGGCTAATGCGTTTGCAACTTTCATGTTGATTAAATCTTGTTCTCTGGAATTCATATTAATTTGTGGATTTAATTTTTTTAGTTTTGAAAAATTCTTAAACCAATCAGACACATCCAATGGAGACATATACATTTTTGCAGTTATCTCTCCAATTTTAGTTGCTTCATAATCGCCAGTTTCATTTTTCTTAATCATCATTCTTGTTTTTAAATTATCTAAAACTCGTTTTGCACTTTCCAAGCTAATATGATTTTCCTGAACAGAAGATAATGTTTTTTTGTACCAATCATATAATTCTTGTTCATTAGCAATTAATTTATCAACAATATATGACAAAATATGAAACATTAATGTGTTAATATCATGAAGGGTCGAAGACACGATATATTCATCAAAAATTCTACTACGTTCAGATTTAATTTTTTTGTTTTCACATACAATATAAACATCACCCTTTTCCGACCATCCGGTTCTCCCAACACGACCAATTTCTTGTAAAATATTGGCAGGATGCATTGGATTAATACCAATTGTAGTATGACAAATAATACCATATCGTGCAGTTGTATTTACTCCCCATGCTAAAGTTGATGTTGATATTAGAACTTTTATTTGACCAGTTTTAAATTCCTTCTCAATTTTTCTTCTTTTTTCACGATCTAAATCAGCATTGTGAAAATAATGTGGTATTTCTTTTAATTTGAGCTGAGAACAAAGTTCGTTACCGAATTTTTTTGATCCAACAAATACAATTGTTGGTTCTTCTTTGAATTTTTCAATTAATTCAATAACTGTTTTTCTTCTCTTGTCTTCGGCATCAGCATAAGAACCATTACTTATGAATGATTGCCAATTAATATTTATTTTACATGGTCTGTAATTGCTAACGATAACTTTTGAAGGTCTTCCGGTAATTATTTCTAACCATCGACCAAAATCATTTACATTTGGTAATGTTGCCGATAAAAATAAACATCTTGCATCGGGATTATTTTCATAATATTGTACAATAGAAACTTCTAACGAATCACCCCGTCCTTCAAGTCCAATAAGGTGAATTTCATCGCCAATTATTACAGAATTTTTTAACCATATATGATTATTAAAACTTCTGCATTTTGAATTAAACATTTCTGGTGTTAAAACAATAATGTCAGCTTCATTTAATTTCTGTCTTTTTTCTTCGCTCAATATAAAATCACCTGTTAATATTTCAATTTTATATTTAAAAAAAGTATGTGATTCGTCAAGCCAGTCTTCAAATTTTTCATCAGCCAA